GCAACCGTAACTAATGAACCATCTGGATACTTTAATATTTTAGGTACAACATCAGAAAACGATACCTTATGGAGATTGATACAAGATTTCCGTTTTTATTCGGGAACTAACAAAGGAATTACGGGAGGAGCAACCATAACAGTACCAGATTCAATAGTAGAAAAAATAACAACTATAACATAATAATATGGAAGGAAATTGGGCAATAGTAAACAATGAAATGGTAGTAATTGGATTATTTGAAGGTGATATATTTTTACATGATGTTACACAATATGAAAATTATGGTGGTGAGGTAAAATACTCCACTCCATTTGATTATAGAGGAACACCATCAATTGGTTCAGTATGGAGCAATGAATTGGATAAATTTACAGAATAATGGCTCAAACACAAAAAATATATTTAGGTTCACACCCAGTAGAAAAAAGATACTTAGGTGAACATCCTATTTTGATATCAGGTGCGTTTAATGAAACACTTAGTATTGAATGGTTGTTAGTTGGTGGTGGTGCTTCTGGTGGTACTGGTAATTCTAGTGGCACTAAAGCCGCTGGTGGTGGAGGTGGTGCTGGTAGATTTGTATCTTCATCATCCGATATACCATATAATGCATCTATAAGTGTTGTAATTGGAGCTGGTGGAACGGGAAAAAGCAATTTTCCTAATACAGGTGCACCTGGTCAAAATAGCACAGCAAATATAGGAGGAATTCTTTACACAGCTCCAGGTGGTGGATACGGTGGTTCAGGTACTGCAACTTTTAATGTAGGAAACAATGGTGGTTCTGGTGGTTCTGGTGGTGGTGGTGGTCAAAATAGTGTATCTGGTGCTGGTGGTACAGGTGGTACAGCTACTAACGGAACACCTTTAGCTGGAGATGGTAATAATGGAGCATCGCCAGGAGCTGGTGGTGGAGCGGGAGGAACACCAACAGGTAAAGCTTGGGTTGATGGTATAACTTATGCAGTAGGTGGTGGAGTTAATGCTGCTAATACAACTACTGCTGGTTGTGGTAGTTCTGGTACTACACATCCAACTCCATCTGCAAATGGACAAAATGGTATTTTTAAATTAAGATATGAGGGTGAACCAAAAGCAACTGGTGGTACTATCACACAAAGCGGTGGATACACATATCATACTTTTACGTCAAATGGCACATTCACAGTTACTGGATAAAGAATAAAACACAAAACAATTGTTAAATTTAAAAACATAATATTATGAGCGGAAAAATTCAAAACGAACAAGCATATATAACCAACCCACAATTCGCAGGTGGTGTTTCGGTTACTCCCGTATCTGGTTCATCTTTTGACGATGCTAGTGGTGATAATCCACAATTCGGATTCGTAGCTGGTGGTTTATATGTTGGTGAGCAAGGAAGTTTGACTTTAAAGACCGTAGATAATTCAGTACTTACATTTGTAAGTTGTTCAGGTTTCGTACCTGGCTTAGTTGCTGCTGTATCTGCTTCTTCTACTGCTAACCACATCATTGCATTCAAATAAGATATGATAAACTTTAACTTCAACATAATAGAAGCTCAAAGAACCTCACCTGGTCCTATCAATGAGAATACTATTGAGTATGTCTTAGTTGGAGGAGGAGCTGGTGGTAACGCTGGTAAAGGTGTACTTGGCGAAGGTGGTAGAGGTGGAGAAGGTGGAGATGTTGTTTCCGGTTCTTTTCAAGTTCAACACTTAACTTCGTTTAGTTGGGTAGTTGGTAAAGCTGGAAATGGACAAGCATATCCTAATCCAAATCTAATAGATGTATTTAGTGGAAACACTGGTAGTGCTAGTACTATTACTTATAACGCATCAACTGTAGCTACTGCTGCTGGTGGTGATGCTTTAGGACCTAACCAAAATGATGCTAATGGTGGTGTAAATGGCTTCTTATCTCCATTTGGAGGTCAACCATCTTTATATGGTGAAAATGGTGGTGGTGATACTACTACTGGAGGAACTGGCGAAGGCGGTGGACAATTACCAAACAATTACCCATTTGGTAATGGTGTAGACCCAACTACTACTCCAAATGCATTTGATTACACCGGTGGTGGCGGTGGTGGTGCTGATTATAATGGTAATGGTGGTAATGGTGGAGATGGAGTTGTACAACTTCGTATCTATGACCCACGCCACGTGTGGGATTGGGAATACACTGCTACACCAATTTACTCAGCATCTTACGATAGTGATGGGTACACTTATATATTCTTTGGACAAGATGGTTCTTTAACCTTTTTGGGCAAAAAGGATTAAAAATAAAACAAATCAAGTTTTAATTGTTAAATAACTAAATAATCGAATAACTATGAACTCAAAATCAGTACTTAACAAAATCATTGCTCTTCTTTCAGCTGATGAAGTGAAAGAAGTGAAGATGGCATTTGCTGAATTAGCAGATGGAACTGTTCTTGAGTCACCAACATTCGATGTAGGCGAAAGCGTAGAAGTGGTTGCTGAGGATGGTTCAAAATCACCAGCACCTAACGGAGAGCATGAACTTATGTTGAGAGATGAAGAAGGAAACGAAACTCGTTTCAAAATCTTCGTTGAGGATGGGGTGATTAGAGAAAGAGAAAATATTGAATTAGCTGAAGGTGAAGAAGTACCAGTAGAAAAACTTCCTGAAACGGAAATGACTGCTGAAACTGAATTATCAGATGCTGAGGAAATAAAAGATGAGGTTGAGGTTGATGTGGTTAACTTAGAAGAGGTATCGAAGAAGATGGAAGAAATGGCCTACAGAATCGATGAATTGGAAAAGAAAATCGCTGAAATGCAGGAATTACCTGAAGAAGAAGTAGAAGTGGAAGAAGAAGTAGAAATGTCCGCTGTAACTCCTTTAAATGGTGCTCCTACCGCAACCAAACCTATGGTTAACACCAGAAGAACTGCTTCACCGCAGGCAAGCTTCTTATCAAAATTATACAACTAAATTTAAATTTAAAGAAAAATGAGACAAAGACAAAACTTCGCATTGCCTTCAGTAACCTCTACCTATGCTGGTGAGAGCGCTGGAAAGTATATTGCAGCAGCACTTTTAAGTGCTAAGACTTTGGACCAAGAGGCTGTATCAATCATGCCTAACGTGAAGTACAAATCTGTAATCCAAAAATTGGATGTATCAGGTATCGTACATGATGCGTCTTGTGATTTCACAACCTCAGGTTCAGTAGCAATCTCTGAGAGAATCTTAGAGCCAAAAGAGCTACAAGTAAACTTGGAATTATGTAAGCAAGAATTTTTGGATTCTTGGGAAGCTTTACAATTAGGGTATTCAGCATTTGATGAAATCCCTGCTACATTCAACGATTTCTTAGTATCGTATGTAGGTGGTAAAGTAGCTGAGAAAACTGAAGAAGATATTTGGACTGGTTTAGCAGCTTCAAATGGTGAATTCAAAGGTTTCCTTCCAGCAATGTCTGCATCTGCAGCATCTGGTACAGCAACTGATGTAATCCAATCTGCAGCTTCAGGTTCAATCACTTCAGCGAATGTAATCGCTAAATTGGAAGCTTTAGAAGATGCTATTCCTGATACTGTATATGGTAAAGAGGATTTAGTAATCTATGTACCAACTAATGTTGTTAAAGCTTACTCTAGAGCAATCGGTACTAACTACGCTAACGGCTGGAACAACCAAGTAACTGTTGGTGCTAAACCACTAGATTACAATGGTATTCCATTAGTACATTGTCCAGGGATGTCAAGTTCTTACATGGTTGCAGCTCAGAAATCTAACTTATTCTTCGGAACTGGTTTGATGAATGACTACAACGAAGTAAGAGTGTTAGACATGGCTGACCTTGATGGTTCACAAAATTACAGAATCATCATGCGTTACACTGCTGATACTCAGTTTGGTATCGGACAGGATATCGCAATTCACATCCCTGCGTAAGGAGATGACTATATAGAGGATTAAAGGGGGAGTTTATCTCCCCCTGACTATCCAAAGTTTTAAGTTCAATTAATTAATAAAA